GTTGAAGTGCGTAAACGGTTACGCGCAATGGAGGAAAAAGACGTTGATGCTGATGAAAGATTTGATCTCGCAGAAGCAAGATTGGATGCAGAAAGGGCCGAAGGATTAACCGCAGGAGAAAACGCTTATACAGCTTCTAGTCCCGTGCGCTCGTCTCTAGACTATACAACTTTACAAAAAACAGGGCTAGGGTTAGTACCTTCCGCTCCACGTAATCAATTAGATAATCCAGATTTATCTTATAAAGAACTTATCTCTAAGCAAGCACGAGATGCAAAAACAGGAATTAAAGCATACACAGGTTCGGCGTTTCCTAATACGTTTGATATGGATAACAGAGTTGCTACAGCAGAAGGTGTAGGACTTGTAGATAATTTAACTGATGATCAGAAAGAAGCACATAGATTACGTAAATTTGAAACAGCCCGCAAACGTCAAGAAGAGGCTCTTTTAGATAGAACTGATTCTGCAATAAAAAAAGCAAGTGATATGACAAGCGTATTAGCAAGGGCTGCGGGAGCGGAATATATACCTGAGCCATCTGTTGTACCTGAACGAGCGTTAACTTCGGGACAAGTTATTACGGCTGCGGATAATGTAGGGACTGCAGTTCTAAATACTGGAAAAACAGCGGCTAACTTCGGAGCAGCAGCCCTTGGTGGTGGAGATAACTATTTTGATTTTGACTTAGAAGAGACTACAACTATTCCTCCAAAATCTACAACCGACTTTATGGTGCCCAATGATGCTGGAGATGCTAATACAACGCTTCCGTTTAGTTATGATGGGCCTCCTAAAACTGATACAGTTATAGACAAAGACGCAGCAGAAATTTTAAAAAATCTACCGTTAATCGACAAAACTGTTAAGAATGGAAATGTAGTTACACCCGCAAAAGATACAGGCATAGCTGCCATTAATCCTATGGCTAACCGTGCTAGTGACTCTCCATCGTCCTACGAGCAGAAGCTGTTGGATATTTTAGCAGAACGTGAGAAGTCGGCAGATCAAGATAAGTGGTTAGGTCTAGCTGAGATGGGTATGCGGCTTATGGCTAGCAGTAATCCTAACCTGCTTAGTGCCATAGGTGAGTCAGGTCTGGGTGCCTTTGGATCATATATGAAAGGTCAAAAAGCACAGGATGCTGAAGAACTCAATATTCTTGGCAAACTTGCTGATATGGATATGGCACAGCAGACGTTACAAGCTCGTAAAGATATTGCGCGCATGGCGGCAAATGCTAAATCGCAAAAACCGTTAATGACTTTTGGGCAAATAAATACTCAACTTCAAAAAGACGTTGATACTGCTGCAGAAACTTATGAAAAATTTACTAATTTAAATGGGGAACTTTTACCCGGTGTAAATAAAACTGAGGCAATGCAAGCAAGAGAAGACTTACAACGAGCGCAAACAGCTTTAGTTGAACATCTTGCACCCGCAGGTATAGTTCCGACATTGCCGTATCAAAATATAAACAATCCAATAATTGATGTTAGGTAAGGATAGTAACCTATGGGCATGATGCAAGTCAGGGGCGACTACAGCGGTAAAACATATGATGTGCAGTTTGCTGGAGACGAGCCAACGCCTGAAGAGATTGCTAATGCTACAGGTCAAATTCAAGCCTTAGAACGTGCTTTTGAAACTAAATTTGAAAGTGTTTACGGAGATCAGGCAGTAGATGATGGTACTGCATTTGGTCGTGGGTTTGAATCTGGCTTAACACAAGCGCGCAGTGCATTAGGTACTACTGTTAGAGATTTTGGTGATGTAGTAGGGTCTGACTTTATTAGTGATCTTGGCGCTGGTCAAGAAGCAGCAGCACGTAGAACGCAGCTCTCTCGTGCAGGTACAACTACACCGTTTAGAACTTTTGATGAAGCCCGAGAAGGCGGCATTGCAGATACACTATCTTATTTGGGTGAGATTGCTGGACAATCTGGACCTCAAATGGGCGCAGGTTTAGCTGCTACTGGAATAGGTACTTTAGCAGGTGGTCCTCTTGTAGGAGGTGCTGCAGGTATTGGAGTTATGACCCCGTTTTTTTATGGCAGCGGTTTACAACGTGCTGAAGAACAAGTTGCAAAAGGTGAATTAGACGCTGTTAACAGAACTAATACCTTAACAGCGGCTGTAGGATCGGCTACATTAAATACTATTGCAGATAGACTGTTACTTACCGGATTATTAAAACCCGGAAAAAATATATTTACTAGAGCAGTATCAGGCGGGGTACAGGGTACTGTATCAGAAGTGCCGACTGAAATTGGTCAACAAGTATTAGAACGTTGGCAAGCAGGTATGCCTTTAGATGATGCAGAGGCAATAGCAGAATATCGTGAAGTAGGTATTGCCGCAGGTCTGCTTGGCGGTACAATCGGTAGTGGAATAAACATAGTAAGGCCATCATTAGATAAAGGCACTGATACTAAATTAAAACCTCCTGTAGATGACGCATCTTCAGATGTAGGCAGTGATGTAGATTCAGTCAAATTATCATCGCCTAAAAAACCTACGGGAATTGGAACTTACAGTGCAGCAGGGTTAAAGGACTTTGAAGCAACACAAACTCCACTTGGAGGATTAGCTGGACTAACTGGACGTTTGCCTCCCGCTGTAGAAAACGCTGCAGATCGAGTATCAGCTTCAGATGTAGATGGGGATAATGTAGACGCATTTATAGCGGGGCTTGGTGGTAGTCAAACATTACAAGACACTCCTACAGAAGTTGGTGACAGATATGGAGGATCAACGCTTGGGGGTAATCAAACATTACAACAGTTTAAAAGTACTGAGCCTACAGTAAAATCTAAAGTGGATGACGCTGCTTTACTTGAAGATGCTAGAAAATCAGTAACTGAACGTAAGGTAGCTTCAGTTAGTGCCTTACAACGTGATTTAAAAATTTCTGGGGCACGAGCAGCAAAATTAATTAGTCTTCTTGCTGCTGAAACAAACCCTATAGTTGGCCCTGCCGATAAAAAAGGCAGACGTAAATACATACCTATAACTGTAGAAAGTACACCTGATAGTGCGCCAATAGTTCCAGACACTATAACTTCTACAACAGAACTAGATGGTAGCACAGGCGTTAAACCTGTTACAGAACCCGAAGTTGAACCTGTTGCAGAACCCGAAGTTGAACCTGTTGCAGAACCCGAAGTTGAACCTGTTACAGAACCCGAAGTTGAACCTGTTGCAGAACCCGAACAGGGCGCACAACTGCCTGTTGGGACCAAAAATTTAAGAGATGAAAGTGGAGAGTTTGTAGGTGACGCTACGGATCAAGCATTTCCCGATGCAGGTGCAACGGGTAGTGAGTTCGTGCAAAGTTACGATAAGGCTCTTAACCCTGTAGCTGGACCAAAAATATCAGACACAAGTGGGTTAAACTACACAGCAGAAAAGGCCCCCGTTAAAGTTAGGACAGAAGTACTAGAGGCCATAAGTGAACTGCCACCAGCACAGCAAAAGGCCATGCTGACCCGCGAAATAGAAGCAGCGGAAGCAGAGTCGCTACAAGGCAACCTATTACTCAACAAGATAGGTGAACTGTTTCTCACACGAAACACTAAACAAGGTGAGGCGGCTAGAAGTATCCTACTACAGCAAGGCGCAATATCGGACGCAAACCAGCAACCTGATATAACCGATTTAGAAGACAAAAAACGCATATTGAACTTGTTAGATATGACAGATGACGCGGCTAAGAAGATGAAAGACCCGAATGCCTTTGCTGCGCGAGCATTCTTTAAAAACTTTCTACGTCCTGTAGACGCGATAGAAGAAGCAGCAGTCGTGTCGGTGCTGTATGCTCCTGCGTCCTCACCTAAAAACCCTAAGATACAGAAACGAACCTCAAAGGTTACAAAGTTTCCCGAAGGCACACCCGCTATGGCGTCCGCACTAAACCCCGAAGATGGCTTTGTGTACGGAGATACCATATTTGAAGAAGCCGCAGAAGTATCAGACGCCGCGTATGAATTTTACAGTAACGAGACGCAAGAAAAAGCACTGCAGGCGTTACAGTGGATGGAAAGCAATATGTCGGATGACGTGAACAACTTTGCGTCTGATGTAATAGCCGAACAACTAGATATGGCGGTCCACACCCTCACCCCTGCGGAACGAGATGCTCAGATACAGTTACGTAGGGAGAGAAAGAGTGAACTCCAAAAAGGTCGCAGGGACGAGGATAAACGTCTAAGAGAAATGTCGGCGGCAGAAGAAGCGCAGCAACGTTTTGAAAACTCACCAGAGGGACAGGACGCTGCTGTATTAGCCGAAGCTAGAGCGGTAGCATATGCACGGCAACGCGCAGAACGTATTGAACGTATGCGTAGCGAAGGCGGTTACGACAGAGCGCAGGAAGCAGATAAAAAAGCGCGTATGAAAGCGTTGGCTGCTGACTATGCAAACTACATAAGAAAGAAGAACAAGGCCGCAGCCGCTGCATCACAAGGACAGCCTAACCAATTCGATCAGGATCAAGCAAACTTAGCCGAAATCAAGTTAAATTCGACAGAAGAAGCGTACCTAAAGGATGCGCCCTTATTAGCGGACGCTGATTTACTATCAGAAGCTAATGTCGCAGAAGTATCAGCCGATATTCTTTTAGATGAAAATATTAACCAAGATAGTATAGGGCTGGGACTGTCACAGTCACAACTTGAAGCCCAATTTGAACGTAGGTCGGAAACCCTTAGTCGTGATGATGACTACGATAGTAGGTACTTACTGGCTAGTGAGTTGTATGCACAGAGTGTACCACTACCCCCAAGTATACGTAACACATTAGCCGCAGGAGATTTATCCGGTGCGTTAATAGCTATCGCAAACATTAGTCCATCGAAGGCTCTACGTTCCGTAGCAAATAAATTAGCGGGTTATACAGGTGATACAAAGATACAACTGGTATCTGGTGGACTTAAAGACCCGCAGGGTAACGTTGCTGCAGGTGTGTTTTACCCTGCTACCAACACTATCGCTATAGATAGTAATTTAGGCATGAACGCTCACACCATACTGCATGAGGTACTACATGCAGGAACTGCCGCACAATTAGCTAGGAAAAATCTACCAGAAGTACGGCAGCTCACACGTATATACGAAGCTGTTAAAGCTCAAATGCCCGAAGGTAGTGACTATGCGACACGAAGCATAGATGAATTTATCGCAGAAGCGTTTAGTAACCCCGACTTCCAAGTTAAGTTAGCGGGTATACCTATGTCAGGTTTAAAATTTCCTACAGCTTGGCAAAATTTTAAAGAAGCGGTACGCCGTGTGTTCCGCAACTTAATGGGCAGGGCACCCGAGTCAGTGTTTGACCGAACTGATCTGCTACTAGACTATATCTTAGCACCGCAATTAAGCACCCGTGCCGCTCCCGCTATGTATCTTACAGCTAGTACACCCGAGGGGGCAGTAGACGCCACTAAAGAGGCTACAGACGCCGTGAAACCTACTACACGCGAAGAGCTAAGAGACATGCAGGACCGCGCTAAAAACTCAGCGCCATACACAGGCGCTAAAAGTTTCTTTTACGGCGTCTCCCCGTTAAATATTCTTGCCGACACGTTGAAGCGCAACCACGACAATGATGCGGGAATGCGTCTAAACAAGGTGATTAACAAGCAAAGTTCTAAATTGCGTGATAAGACGATCAAATTAGATTACATCGTAAATCAAATTAAAGACTTTCGTAGGGCAGCGAGTGCGGAACAATACAACGCACTACAACAGCTAGTACCTACATCCACGCTTAATAGAATAGACCCATCAGTTAAGCGTAATATCTACACTTCTTATGGCGTTGTAACTACTGATCCGGTATCGTTAGAAAAGGAACGCACAAATCATTCCACGTTAGAGAGACGTGAAAACTATATTAAAGAGTTTACGGCTAAACATCCTGATTTTAAGATAACCAAGATCGCCCCGTTAAGTAAAGATAAGTTGGCAGTCTATGATGCGTTGGCAGAAGACTACAAAAATATAGGTGAAGATGGGCAGCGCGTATACCGCACCATGCGTAACTATTTCCAAGAGACATATGACGAAATCGCACCTGCTCTAAGGGATCGTATAAATAGTATAAGTGACGATGCAGCGGTACGTAAGACCGCGTTTGATAAGTTGTCTGAACTACTACTCAAGGACAGCGGTATAATCACGCCATACTTCCCACTTATGCGTAAGGGTAGTTATCGTCTATCTTACACAGCTATCGACCCGCAAGATCAAGACCCTGATGCCAAGCCACAGGTAGATCGTTTTGTGGAATATTTTCCCACTAAAATTGCAATGATGGAAGCAAAACAAAAGGTCAAAGATTATAATGCAGCTATGCTTAAACGACCAGATGTTATAGCAGCAAATTTAGATACAATCTTTGACGAGAAGACGGGGCAAAGCAGACCAAACCCCATGCTGTCTGCAGAAAGTTTAGAACCTGAAGCTACAAAGCTAACCCCAAACAGCGATTATGGCAAAGCACCTTCGTCGGGGTTCGTGTTTAATGTGTTGAATGTCTTACAGGCTGCAGGTGTGCAGAAGATGGAAGGTGGCAAAGGTAGTAAGGTCATCAGCGATATTCTTGACCTATCATTAGATGCTCTGCCTGAACGCTCGTTTATGCAAGGGTTCCGAACACGTAAGGGCGTCCGTGGTTTCTTGGGTGACACTACACCTACAGGCTACTCCCTCGCTAACTTCGATCTTATAGATATGATGGAGACTAAAGGCCGTGACCTTAATCGTCAGGTTGTTCAACTACAATCTAGTGCCGAAATTCAAGGTGTGATGGGTGACATTGTTAAACTTACCACAGACCCAGAGACCGCTGAAATAGGTGATCGACTACAAAAGATCGCAGAATTTGGACAGCGACCCAACGTATCACGCTGGTCGCAGATAGCTACAAACCTTGGATTTAACTGGACTATGGGGTTAAACTTCTCGTCTGCGGCCTTGACCTTCTTCGATGTAGGTATGTCGGTGATGCCGTTACTGTCGGGTAAATATGGCGCGGGTAAAACTACCCGAGCATTTGGTGATGCGGTTAAGGCAATAGCTGCTGCACCTCGCGCTAAAACTCTAACTGTAGACGATGAGAATGGTGACAAAGTTAAAGAGCAGTATGATCTAGGGGCTTTCGGATTATCATTAGGTAATTTAGATTTTAGTGATCCTGCATCTGTGCCAGAAGGATTACGTGATTTAGATGTGTTGGTTAGATATGCAACTGAACAAGCGCAAATGGGTCAATCACTAACGCAAGAAACCTTAGAATTAGATATGTATACAGGAGATACAGGTTCAGATAGGGTATCCCGTATTGGTAAGAAGATAATTGACACTTCACAGAAGTGGGGTGGGGCTATGTTTCATCACTCGGAACGCTACGGACGTGAAGTATCACTGGTCGCCGCCTATAAACTAGAAATAGATAAACTAAGTAATGGTGGTAAAAAAGCATTAACCGATGCGGACAAACAAGCTGCGGCTGAGGCGGCAGTAGATTTTGTAGAGTTTACTCTCGGAGGTACTGCATCGGCAGGACGCCCCGTATACGCACAGGGTCCAATAGGTAACATCCTATTCTTGTTTAAACGATTTGCGATTAGTAAATACTACATGATGCTTCGCATGCTTAATGATGCCACTAAAGTATTACCACGAGATCAGTATGATACTGAAGAAGCATACCAAGATGCGGTAGATGGTCGTAGGATAGCCCGCGCACAAGGGGCTAACTTTCTTATAACTACAGGACTTATCGCAGGTGCATCAGGAATGCCGTTGTTTGGAGAACTCGGCATTATGTACGACTTGTTATTTAGAGATGAAGATGAAGATAACTGGGATGTTATGACTAAAAAGTGGATGGGTGATCCTGTGTATGGCGGGCTTGTCGACATGACAGGTCTTGAAATCGGTGATCGCATCGCACTTAACAATATGCTGTACCGTCCACCTCTTATAGACAAAGACCAGAACCCGCTGTTTACTTTGGCAGAACAGTTAGGTGGTCCTGTCATCGGTATAACAAGTCAGGTTAGCAGAGGCGCAAGCCTTATTGCAGAGGGTAATGTCTGGCGTGGTATTGAAGCTGCATCTCCTGCGGCGGTACGCAATGTTATGAAAACTGGACGTTACGCTACCGAAGGCAATTTAACCCTGCGTGGCGATGAAATAACAGCGACAAGTCCGTACACATTAGCAGGGCAGTTGTTGGGGTTTGCAAGCCACGCTCATATTGAGCAACTTAATATGAACCGTAACGAGCGGCAAAAATACTATTCTATGCAGGATCGCAAAAGGAAAATACTGCGTAAGGCTAATAAAGCGCGCAGAGAAGGAGACGTTGAAGGGTTACGTAGAGCATATGAAGAAGCAAATGAACACAATAGTAGGCTTCCATCTGATGCTAGAAAGCTAGTAATAACTTCGGACTCATTTAAAAATTCTTATAAAAACTTCCAACGCGTATCCGAAGAGATGGTAGGTGGGATGCAGTACTCACCTAGTATGCGTAGAAGTGCTGGTGAATATGATGGTGGGTTGTCCTCTCCTGTAAGTTAAAAAAGCCCCTGCAATTAAGCAGGGGCAGTTCAAGGGAGAACAGGCAACACGCAGTGGAAATGGATATTGCCTAACTGCCCTATATCATGCGGTACGCCATATACGTAACCCCAATATTTTGTTTTCTACACGAACTTCGTGTTTAACTTCCCATTGTCGTAGCGATGCAACGGTAGACACCTGATCTTTAGTCTTCTCAGTGTCCACACAGGGTATAAACACAGACCCGCTAACCGTAAGTTTATCCCAGTTTACAATTACTCTAATCCCGTCAGGATTAAGGTCTTCAATCTTCATCACCTTCTGATCCATCAGGAACTCCATCAATAGAAAAATCTACACATATAACTCTAGCAACGGGTAGGTTCATATGTGTGCCCTTACTCAGGCGTATACTCACTTTCTTAGCTTTCATCTTCTCGGTTAAATCTCTAACCAACTGTTCATAGTTTATCTGTTGGTCTATGCACCAAGTCTTCAGCGGCTTCGGTAATAGATAGACTTTTTTAACATCAGTCTCGTACCTAGCGACAAACTTACCTCGGGGTGTGACCTCGGGCAGTGCCAACATATCTAAGGGGTTACTGTCTATATCACCACGACCATCATCTGTACTTTTGATCCAGAGTATGTTGCTCCAATGTTCGGATATATAATTGTTCAACGTCTCAGTTACAGAGGAACCCATATCGGCAACGTAGGCTCTACGCTCCCGCAACCTATTCACCGCAAACGTAAATACAGGCTTTACCTCAAAAGGTAGTACCCCTGCCTTCCTGCCTATCATAAGCGCAGATATAATAGCCGTAACAGCGGCAGACCAAAATCGGTTCTCAGGACCAAGTTCAGCCTTTTCATCTACACGCGATTGCACATGCTTTATAGTACGTTCACACTCCACACGATTGTTTATGACCCACTGCACAAACCGTACTCCTGCATGACCGTAGTTGCCTTTTAAAGCGGGCCACAGTTTATCAGTCTCCGCTTTACTAGCAGAACCAAAGAACTTCGCTTCAGTCCTAAACTCTAGTATGCGTTGAGCCTCCGCTTTGGGAAAACCTTTAACCCTACTAATCATTTCTATAAAGCTAGTGTTACCTGTACTGATAGCCAGTAGGCTCCACGGTTTGCCCCTGTGTCGCTCGGTGTTACCGCCTTGAGACATGCGATTACGCTGCTTACCACCTGTTAATTGGTACGCTAGATCAGACAGCTTACCCCCTTTGGTATTAGTAAGTTCGTCCATCATAAGTGGTAGGTTGTGATATATTTCCCCACGGTGCATCTTAGAATTATATGTGTCTTGCTCTTCAAGCAAAAGTTCTTCGGGGTTGCCCCATGCCGATAACCCTGCCATCAACATAGTAGTTTTACCAACACCTGTGTCTCCGTACATATGTAACCCAGCAGAGCCGATCCCTGTTAGTGGCATAAGTATCGAAGCGTAGGACGCAGCGATTGTGAATTGGTGTAACTCAAACCCATCCCGATTGTAGAAGTCTATTGCATCAAGATAGCCTTGCTCAGTACCCTTGGGGGTAAAGTAATCTATCATACTTGCAGTCTGTGTAGATGGTGGGTTGTAGTCTTCATCATTACCGTAGATAACACGATCCCCTAAGATGAACGCGGTCATGCTATCATCAACCCACCCAAACTGTTTATGGGCTTCATCCTCTGCTTGAGTAAATTGTAGTTCCTCAATCCATGCCATTATATACACCTGTATCTTGTCTAGTTTTGCGCCAAACGCAGCCACACCCTGCGTAGACATAGCTTTCCTAAATTCATCCCGCGATGTGATGCTAGACATTGGCATCGTCCATTCACGCACACCGTCTCGGGGCATGTGCAGCCTAAACACAAGTGCTTGGCCTATCTCTGTGTCCCATATACGGCGCATGATATAGATATCGTTGTGGTAGATGCACTCTTCTTCTATCTCACCGTCACTGTTACTGGTGCGTTTATACACGCCGCCTTTAGCGCCGCGAAAGTAAGGCTTCGGGTATGTCGGTATATTGTAGATTTTAGGCGCACTGGCGGGACGCTTTGCGCTAGGTGCAACAACTTCGTTGTCAGCCTCGTCCGCTTCTTTAAATTGTTTGCCTAAGACTATGGGGGATTTTATCTTACCCCATAAAGCACACTCCATACACACATCAGGTCTAAGACCGTTAAATGTACGACAAGTGTACGGCCCCTTAACCAAAGACATTTTCTGATGGGTTTCACCAGAGTTATAGTCAGGGTGGCCCCTAGACATTACCTGTGCAGCCCTGTCTCCGTCTTCGCAGAATTTAGCAATAGACAGTCCCGCTCTCCATAACGGTTCGGTCACATTGGCCTGATCTGTCAGTATATGCGCGAGTTGAGCGCATCCCTTACCTATTTGTATCTTCTTTACAATACGACCAAAGCTATTCTCAGCATTGACCGCTATAAATCCCGACACAACATTACCGCCAACAGAGGCTGTGTTTACAGGGGTAACGCCTCCCAGTAAACTTACGAAGTCAGCCAGCTCGATACTTGGTTCCGCACTTATCAAAGCCACTGGGGATGGCGGTGTGTCCTTAAAGTTACGTGTGTCAGGCATGCGTAGAATACGCGCTGCGTCAGCCGTAACTGCAGGATCGGCCTTGAGACCGTTCTCCTCACAAAACTCTTTAAACCGTTCTGCCACAGGAACCCAATCATCCACAGGTACTGGTGCAGACAAAACCCAGTAAGCGTGGATTCCGCGCCCCGAGTTGACCTTAGTAGGTTCGGGCATGCTAGTCTTAGTGCAAAACGCCTGTAACGCCGATAGCGCATCCTGCTGAGACGGGTATTCTTTGCTAGGGCCACAATCCAAGTCTACGAAAAAGGATTGTAGATGTAGTGCGTTATCGGCCCTACGATTAGTGTTGTTTACGAATGTGCTTAACGCAAAATAAACATCGTGGTCTTTAGCATCAAAGGTGTCTACTGCCGCATGCAATTCATCAATAGTGTCATAGAAGTTCTGCGTTCTACGTTCACCGTTGGTTGCAAATAAACAATAATGCCCTTCACTGCTTAAAACACTTTTTAGAAATTCTAGTCGTTCCACTGCTAGTCCTCCGAGTATTAACGGTGCGGCACCCTATACGATACCGCACCGTGTAGGGTATTAGTCTAACTCACCCCACTCACTTACAAGACTGTCCAGCTTGGCTTCTTCGACAACAGGGGGCTTCTTATTGGCCCGTACCTTGGGTGTCTCGTCTTGAAACGCGTCATCAACAACTGCAGGGGCAGCGGGTGTTTCATCAACCTCAAACCCCGAAATCATGGTAGGGGCTTCTTCAACACTGAAGCCTTCTTCTGAACCAAACGGGGAATAATCTTCACGCTCTGCCAATTTTAGTACCTGCACAGCACGTAAACGCAAAGACACACCGTGATCCCGCATACTATACGGGACGCAGGAAACCTGCACGTTGACCGTACTGCCCGTAGTCAACTCAAAGTCTTTGGGTAACGGTTTGTTCTTAGAGTCAACCTGCACAGGCGGCTTGGTTACATCAGCACCGTAAGCCCCTTTAAGTACGGCTTTGGCGATGTAGTTGCCGTCCTCGTCCTTCTTAAAGACTTCGGATGCCTTACCCAACTTTTGGGGCCAACTCTTTTCAGATGCTGCCCGTGCATTGTAGGCCGTAGCCATAACAGTATACAGGTCTTTTGCCTGTGCAGCATCCATCACAAACTGCAACTCGTACTTTGCGCCATCTGCAGTAGGATCACAGGGTACAGACTTACCACGCTCACCTGCGGATTGGTCAAACCGATATGTCCCATTTAAACGGGGGTATCTCGCAACAACTTTGCGGATAATGTGGCTTTCAACTTTTGCCATTTGGTAGTTCTCCTTTAGAGTTTTTATAGTCGAACCCGTCTTCTGTTGAGAACGGGGAAGTATTTACAGCCGCGAAACGGGCTATAGCTTGCAATGTCGCGGGGTCGTTCTTTAACTCTGCAACACTACGTAGTTCACTAGGCACCAAGGACCGTAAAGGCTTGAAGCATAGGCGGGGATATACGTAGGAATTATCTGGGTATACGGTAGTCACCACAGATGAAGTCTTTGTTCCCCTACCACCCAGAAACTTAGCGTATTCCTGTAGCGGCTTATTATTATTCTTACCCTTACCGAAGATAGCCGTGGCGGGTAACTGTAGTTGATACACCGTATCGAACTCTCTATCAAGCACTACTGCTACCCTCTGCACAAATCTACAAGCCCTGCTATACCCCGAACCCGAACCTTTTATGTTCTGAGTGCAGTCCATACACCTAGTGGCTTGCTTGTCTTCGCTAGGAACTAACTCGTCAGGTGCCTGTGTTGTAGAAGACCAACACGTAGGTAGCGTGGTATGTGCAGGGTCATAGTCGTTCTTGTAGTACAAACGAGATATGTTGGCAGCATTGACTACCACTACATCTATTTCACTTGCCACCACTTCCCGTTCTCCGTCCCCTACACGCACAAACATACCGTCCTGATAACTAAGCCGCCTAAACTCAACCATCGTTAGGAGTGTCATCCTCTCCCAAAGCGGACAGAGCCTTATCTACTTCGTCCAACTTAAACCGTTGGGTGTTTTCGATTTTGACATATGTATGCTCAGGTATATAACCTTCCCGAACCCAATGCCGCACGGTGGATATAGATACAGAAAAGTGTTCTGCCACATCCGATATGTTCACATACTTCTTCATTTCTTCCTCACAGTTAGGATGTACTCGGCATCCACATTAAGACCCATAGGTACAAGGTCAGGGTTCTCTTCCAAGAACTGCTTCATGTGAGTTTGGTTAAGACGCTTTTCAAACAACTCGGGAACCTCATGCTCTAACACGAACTTGTGCATGCTCTCCCAATCGCTCGTCCAGTAACGCTGTTTAACGCTACGATAAAACAAACCCGCTGCAGTTCTAACGCTGTCAATATTACTTTCGGCACAGTAATCCAACAACGCTTGCTTAACAGTGTTCTGTTGCTCAACGAGAGCACTGTCTTCTTCTTTAAACTTAGCGGATATCTCGGCGCGCTTATCGCGTATCCTTGTATATACTCGCGTCAGTTTTTCCACGTCCACTGTCATAAGTCCTCCGTTTATATCTATACTTGTTATCTAATAGTATTAATTAGGATCGTCAAGTATTTCATGATATAAATTTACCATTTCTGCATGGGCGTCTATGCGACCTGCAAGCATACGGTACATACGCTTTTCAACGTAAGAGCCTTGTAGCGATATAACAGTACACTTGTGTTTCTGCCCTGCTCTATGAACCCTAGCGTTGGCTTGCGCGTAGGTTTCCAATGATGAAGTCGGCCCCCACCACACTACAGTATTAGCGGCGGTAAGTGTTACACCGTGCGCGGCTGCTTGTGGTTGGATAACTAACACCTGTGGATCAGTGTCCTCTTGAAACCGCTTAAATATCTCGGTGCGCTTATGTGCAGGTACATCACCCCTGATTACCTCAGACGTTATCTTGTCGGCTCGTAACTTATCGGTAAGTATATCTATCGTGTGCTTGAACGGGACAAATATCAGAACCTTCTGACTGCTCTCGTCTATGACCTCACGTAGCACTTTATATCTGTCTGATATATCGAACTCTACGGTTTCTCTTTCATCAGTGTAAACCGCACCTGCAGATATCTGTAATAACTTGCTCATGTTTACGGCAGCGTTGATAGCGGTTACTTCTTCACCCGCCACTTCCATAATCATACGCTTCTTCAAAAGATTGTAGTAGTGTTTCTGTTGCCCACTTAACGGTACAACCCTGTCCACGTACACCATGTCTGGCAAGTCCAGACACTCTTCTTTGGAGTAACGTATCGCAGGTTGCAGCACTGCATGTACGATCTTAGGTGCAGTTGGCTTAGGTTCAAATTTAAAGTGGCTCTTGCGGTCCATCACCATATCTTTAAACGAGCCAAAGAATTTAGGTACGCCCTGCGGGTTGACCAACTTAGCCAATCCATATGCGTCTAAGGGCGATTGTGCGGCGGGTGTACCCGTCATCATCCACAACCATGTGTCATCACGCAGGAGTTTCTTTAACGTCTTCCACCGCTTCGCCTGTGCGTTCTTATAGTGGGTAGCCTCGTCAATTATGATAAGGTCAAAACCACCATTTCTAATCTGCTCGGATACAATATCTACACCATCGTAGTTAATTATAACAAACTCTGCGCCCTGCTCTATTATAGCTGCGCGTTTCTTCTTAACCCCATGCGCTACGTCCACAGTACGGTGCATCGCAAAGGTGAATAGGTCGTTACGCCATGCGCTATCCATAATAGATAAGGGGCATATAACTAGAGCGCGTTTGACCTTGCCAGCTTTCATAAGATAATCAGCGGCCCATATAGCACTGGCGGTCTTGCCTGTACCCTGCTCGTTAAAACAAAACCCCTTGCGGTTCATAGTTAGGAACGCTGCGGTTTTCTTTTGGTGGTCGAAAGGGATGTGTTGCCCTGTCCAAGCATAGCGTCCTTCTATCGGGGATGGTGCGGGTATCCGCAAGGTACGCAGTTTGTGCGCTTCATCAATACCCCAATTAACAACCACTGCATCAGTACCCACGGCTTCGCTCTTAGGTATAACACTCGTGACTTGTTTGGGGTCCGCTAGTGACACTAGCAGAGCCTTGTTCTTTATTACTTGCATACTGTTCTCCGTGTAGCTGATGCTATCTTTTGTTTTTAGTTCTTCTGTTGCGGCCCTTACTTAACGAACCACCGTGCGACCTGTTACGCTTACGGCTTTGCACCGAAACGCCATCCTTATTCTTACCGCCCTTACTCAACGCCTTCTTATGAGAAATATCCTTGCCCTCACGTTTGTCGGCCCTGCCATCCTTGTTGGCATCCTTGCCTGTCTTATCCATCTTGCGCCGTGCGCGTTGACGCTCCATACGTGCTTCATGTTCACCACGCGCTTTTTGCAGTTGGTATTCACGTTTGTACGGGCGGGGGGTGTTCTTATAAACCATGTCAGTTCTTTCCGTTATGGGCGCACTCTAACACAGGACAGTGTTGCCTACACAAACCGCTAGGTCGTGGGTTCCACACATCAGTATCGGCGGCTGCTTGCATACTAGCATAAGCATCTCGCCATTTCACCCATAAATCAGGAACTTGCTCTACCGTATACTCAGCCTTAATTAACGCTTTGGGTACTACAAACATCAGTGCTGCTTTTATAGTACGAACTTGTGGGTAGTGCTGAAATATAGACACCGCCATCAACTCAAGTTGTCCTTTGTCTGCGTACTTCGCGTTCTTACCCGTCTTGTAGTCTACGATAAACGCGGTTTCCTTTTCCTCATTCACGATAGCCAAGTCTACGATACCACGAAACCAAACATCTTTCGCTCCGAACTTGCACGGCTGCATATCCTCGGTTAGGCCAAGCCGCTGCTCCGCAATTTTCGTACCTTCGATAGCGTTAAGCGAATCCAGAGCGCCCTGCATGTAGCTGTACTTCTCAGGTAGCGGTTCACCTTTACCTATGTAGTTCTCGCATGCCGTATGAAAGTGTGTGCCGTACAGCATAGCCTGACTTACCTTGGTCGGATACTGCTTTAGTATCTTCTCATAGTAGAACTGTTTCGGACACTGCTGAAAACTTTTGATCTTACTAAACGACCAAGGCGCAACATTTGTCATTCGGTATCCCCATACGATTTGCCAACACCGCTTTCACACTCAAGCGGTAGTCCTGCTGCCCAACTGGGTACATGACGCATGCACTGCTCTACGTGTGCCCTTGCTTGTACCACATCCTCATCGGGGCAACATATAGCTATGCTGTCATGCACAGTCATAACAGACTTATACTTCTGATTTATTAGTAGCATTTGTTCGCCAATGATACAACGTGCCAATGCCTGACATACGTTTTCAACCACCTTACCACCGTATATATTCTTACGTCCACGGCGCGTTTTGTATGAGTATTCGGGCCAAACATCTTCGGGTTCTACTCCCTTGGGCGCAGGGTCTAACTGCAAGTCTTCGTAAAACATGCGTAACCCCGATGGCAGGATTACTGCGCTCTGTGGTATGTCTATACGCAGCACATTTTCACGACCCACGCGAACCGCATGACCGTCTACAAGCTGCTTCAACATATACTGGGCTTCATCCCACAGCGTAGGTATCTTCCAATATGTATCACGGTATATGTTTATGACACGCCTAGCTTCTGCTAGATCAACCTCGACGCCCATACCTGCAAGCTGAGTTTTAAACTTCTTAGCCCCCATGCCGTAACCTGCGCCAAGGATCGTAGTCTTACCCACAAACCGCTGTGCGCCAGTAACGTCTGCCTCGGCTACTTTGTATATAGCTGCTGCCATCTTTACATAAACATCTTCGCCATCAGAAAACGCCTGAGTTAGTTCGTCTGCCTCGGCTAACCAAGCTAACACCCGCGCCTCAATCTGAGACGCATCGCATTCAACTATAGTGTGACCCTGTGGGGGTATAATGCTTTTCTTTAGCTTCTTACCGTTAGCCCCACGGCTCGGCAGGTTTTGCAGGTTGATCTTATCATCACCGCCCCACCGCCCAGTGTGTGCCGCATAATATCTAATGGGGACCGGAAGAGTACCACGTTTAGATATATCTATAAACCGCTGTGTGCGTGTCTCTTCTAAGGTACTTTTAGTACCGAGCCTAGCTGCTATCAGCGTTTGCACACGCTCGTCTTCATGTTCTTGTAACTCTTGAAACTCTTTGTCAGACTTGGCAAACGCAAATGTTTCTTTCTCTGTCGTGGGGCTGATCTTGACAGGTGGCGTAACCCCTAACCCAGACAGCAACTCCGCGAACTTGGCATTACTCATTAAATCTTTTCTGTCAGTTATGTTGGCGTCAACCATCAACTTGTCTTTGCGATCCCGCACATCCTCTAGGTGCATCTCAAGCATGCCCATATCCAACTCTAAGCTAGGCTCTGTAAACATGCGTAGCGTTGCGTCTATGATATCTAACTCTTGTTCAGGGAACTTGGCTTTCATCTGCTGAAAAATAGCGTAAGTCAGGTCCACGTCCTTCTTACAGTACCCTGCGTAGGCGGTCAGTTCTTCTTCGGTAAAATCGGCTAGGCGTTTATCCTTCGCCATAATAACTTCGGTGCCTTTTTCCCCGACACCGTAACGCTCCGCTACATTTTTTAAAGACACGCTTTGCTCTGTACCGTGCAACGCTCTCGCCATACACAATGTGTCGAGTAGGAATTTAGGTTTGATGTTATAACGCCAGCTCAGGATGGCTCCGTCAAACATCATGTTGTGAGCCAGTACATGCGTGTTGCCCCAATCAACAGATGCCAGTAGTTCGGTTACATCATCGGCACCCTGCGCCCACTCGGTCGGATTGGGGCCGCGTTTTAGCCCCAACCCAATCACTTCAAACCTACGGTCACGTATGTATTGCTCTGTCGTTATCTTCGCCAGAGAAAAGTTCTGCGCGTAGTAGGTTTCAAAGTCTAACGTAACAAGGTTCACTTCTTTGTTACTTTCTTTAGTGCTAACTCACCCGCACACGCCATGTACCCACAGGCGTCTATGTAGTTGTCAGGGTTATGTTTGTTGGACTTGAGCCGTGCGATCTTCAACAGGGCCATCATCATCGCAACATCGGTGGGCGAGAAAGACCACTCATAACTAAAATACTGCTCCCACAGCATAGCTATAGCCTCAAAGTTATTCTCCATATCGCCATGCGTAGCTTCACGATCTTTGGTGACATACTGCTTGGCGGTATCAAGGACACTGCTACGTGTGTATGTACCTTCTTCGGGGGGCTTACCACCCTTAGTCAGATTGTAGGCAAAGTCACCAGCATCTTTAATCTTTGTAGGATCAACCTCATCCGTTATATATACGGGTATTTTTTCAACGATATTAATGTTTTTCCCTCGTTCCTTGATACCGTGATAAACGTAGAACCCTTTCTCAGTAACAGGTTTACCCAACTCAGGATCACAGTGATCTATCTCTTTCCACCGCTCCTTCCGAACCTTCGTGACGTAGCTATAGGCAACCCCTAACTTCATAGCTACTGTCCTATCGGTCTCCATCTGGTTGCCCATTACCTGCAAGTGCCGCACAATCTTATCGGCCTTAGTCCACTTCTTCTTCTCTTTCTTGGTAGTCATAGTTCTCTCCTTATTCAAATTCTGGTACAAACCAATCATCATCCAACGCCCACAGACAGTAGGACGCTTTCTTTTGAGTGCCGAGGCGTGATACCTTGGCCTCCCAAATCTCTCCATCACGATGCAGTTTACCCAACGCTAGTTGCACTTCATCGTTATCTGCGTCTAGTTTAGACGCTATCTCAGTAGCCCTATGTGCGAATTGATTGTCTGTCTCAGACAACAAACTAAGTATGCGATCTTCCATCTTAGCTACCACTACGCGAGGGGTTTCTTCTTCATCATCAAAAGTATCAACAGAATGTGTTACGCTCTCAGCGACAACACCTACAACCTGATACTTGGTTGAGTTAATCATTCTTGAAGTGTTGGGTATCACTCGCATCTGAGCAAGTGTACCTTCAGCAAGTCGATACTTCTTCACAAGGTTGGGCGGTATAAAGACACGCTCCCCTTGGTCTATGTCAACTCCAAATCCGCATTTCTTATCCACCAATACGTGTTGCACGTATATCTTTAGTGTGTTTAGCATTGTTCTCTCGCTTGTTTATGATATTGTTTTTATGAGGGCGGTGATAATTCAAACCCACCTACCTGCGGTCTGCCTTATTGTTGATTACACTCACAACCGCCCTCACCATTCTCTATGATTTGTTTAAGATACCCGCCATAAATTCATTGGCAGCGCGCACCGCTGCTTCTTCGTTACGTGCGATGTGCTCCTCACGTTCTTCGCTTATAGCTGCGGATAGGGTAGCCGTTACAGCCATCATCATCTGAGGCCACGAATCTTGCTGTTCAAACAGTAGAACAAGATTAGCGATAATCAGCGACATAATCTCGGGTGACGCTTGGTCGGGCGCGGCTTTAGCTATGCGCTCCATAACCGCTTCAAACTTAGCTTTATCCATTTTTGCGTTCCTTAAATTTTATTTGGTATCGTTTGCATCTACGTAGTATTACCTCTACGGACATGCCCGTTATACGTGCGGTCTCGGCGGCACTAAAACCTTGTTCCGATAGACGCAGTATTTGCTTGGCGGGGTTTGACCTTTCGATCTCGGACATGCGGGGCTTACCGCTGCCTCTAGCGTGTTCCTGCACGGCCCCGTAGTTTAGGGATCGACCCCCACAATATTCAATCATCCGTTTGTTCTCAATCAAGGCCAACGCCTTCATCTTTTCCAAGGCTGTCAATGTTCCCTCCTAGCTTCTTTGTACCTGTTACATACATGACGAATAGCTGCTGCGTGATCTTCTCAAGTTCCGCTTTTAGTTCACGGTTCTCCGCACACACGCGCTCGTATTCATGGCGATTAATCATATTGAAACTCCACTTAGTCATCTGATATTGCTGCCCATGCTGTTAGTGACTGACTAACACTACTCATGTTATCCTCATTGACAACTATATCTAGGCCACCCGCTTTGCATATGTCTTTTAAATTTTTAGCTTGCAGAGGCGTGGGTCTATTCTTACCCGCTTTACACTCAATGCCAAAGAACAATCCTTTGTAGCAACCTACAATATCAGGCACACCACTTTTACCGTACCCGCCTGTGACAGGGTAGAAGTAGTACGCACCTATTGCGTCTAGCTGCCGTGTCACCTGCTTCTTAACTTTTGCTTCTGGCGTCATAGCCATACGTCAAACCCCCCTGTAAAAACTGGCATCCAAAGCCGTATGGGTTTCCCCATACAGCCCTGCGTTTTTCTAAAGATTAGATGGTTCGATTACCCAGAAAGTGCTATAGAACTCATTGTCATTAGCCTTGTGACCCACACCCTCTAAGTAAGCATCGTTCTCCAATAAGGATAACACCGCTAACCTCCCTTGGAACCAATCTGGTAGCTCCTCAAAAGGTATATAGGTATCTTTTACTATCGCGTCAAGTCTTTTAATCCCAAGACTTACTATCGTTACCCAGCCAGTATCTTTCTCTGTTTGTACGCGGTAACAAACGTCAGCCGCGTACAAAACGTCACTTATGCTCAAGTAAGTAGGAAGCACATACGATCAGAAACTCTGTACCCCACCCCATCAACATAGTGACAATCATCCACAAGCTGCAACATAGAAAACTTACCCATCATATCTTCGGGCAGCGTTTGTGGTGTGTACCACTGAACACAACTTTGTGGGTGTACGTCAGGGGTGTAGTTGGACAGACCATCGACCTGCAGCACGGCGCACTGTTGTTCACCCCTACGTACAGTAGTGTATATGAACACACCGTTATCCGATCGAGCATCAAGCGTTTTGGTTTCATCCTTCTGGGCAAAGAAATCTACCAACCCTGCTTGCAACTCCTTGTCTACAAACTCATGCCCCAATGTCAGAAGGTTCTTCAACTCGGTCTCCATAGGCGAATAGTTGCTAGAGATACCGTCATGCTGAAACAACCTATTACCCATCTTACGCATCTCATGGTTGGCATTACTGCTCACATCACGAAACGATCTAGCCGCATTCTTCGATGACATAGCTGCCATGTCTGCCACGTTAAGCGGTGAGATGTAACGCTTGGCGTTCTTCACCGCTGTCTCTAGCTTGGTTGTCATGGACATATGGTACTGTGGGTTGTAGTCGCTGTACTTACAATTAGCGATCAAGCGACTACAAACTGTGTATGTGCTAGTACCCTTACCACCCCTACGAAAATCACCATAGCCAACCCAAGCACAGCAATATGGGTCATTATCGTAGTATACCCATGCACTGTTACCACTACGCGCAAGTGTGCTGATCGGCAAAGCATTCTCTAACTCTGCAATCCAAGGCACAATATGTCCCTGCAATTTTATGTTGTGCATTTGCGCGTGACTTGTAGCTTCTTTAACTGTCGATACTTCCATTTTAGTTCTCCTTTTGCGTATGGGTTTCCCCATACAGTTTTATCATTTCATAAACTTCGCGGTCTTGTTGACCCACGAATTGAACTTACTTCTTACTTCAGTCATATTCCCTTCCTGCATATGTTCCTTGATAGTGGCTCGTTCATACCACCCACTGTTCCCTATAAACGACGTAGTGAAATCGACCCACGCTGACACACGCATAGGATGCTCAGGGTCTTTCAACACATCACGCAACCATAACGCACGTCTCTTAGAATTGCCGTAATGTTCTTGTTTGTATTTAGCTAGCTTGGTTCGTTCACCGTAGTTGTATGTGCCTGTCTCTAGTGGAAGAAGAGGGGTCATAGTGATGCCCCAATCATAGAACTCGTTCATGTGTGTTTTGTATTTGTCTTTCAGTTCCTTGTTCACTCTCGGCGCAGGGGGCAACGGTAAACCACCACTGTCATGCACCCATTGTTCTTCCCCGATCCTACGGAACACCAACGCAGCACCATCGTCCTTGGCGGTCATCCACCCTTGGCGTTCTCGTATATACACGCTCTGTGCATTTGCTCGGCGGTAGTAGGCATCCCAATGTTTCTTGATGGGCGCGGGGACGCTAGTACGTTTAGCTAGGTAGTAGTCCTCACCACCAATACGAACAAAGTGCTTACCATTCTTGTTGACGAACCGTAGTGGGTACGGCAGGTGACGAGTAAGCGTATCGTATATAGAATTGTGATGCCCATGTGGGCCAGAGCCGTTAGCGACCTTAACTGTTTCAGTACCATCCCTGTGTCTGCGCCACACTAACGCCGCAAACTGTTCAGTAGAATTGACTGAAGGTTTTACCTTGCCACCCCCGTACCAAGGTTGGAACACAGGATCACCATACCCATACCCCTGCATGATTGCGTAGCAGTTGCCATTGATCTTGTGGATACGCTCATGCTTGCGGCGTCTGTCACCGATAGGGCGTATGTCGTTATCCTTACCGAACCTACTGCGTATCACAGGGGTAGTGTTGTATTGTGTTTCCACGTCTGCGAAACATAAGTGGTTAGTATATATTAGTGCCATGCTTGGTCTCCATATTCTCATCGGCCTGTATCTCCCCCAAGCCATTACAATTATCACAGTCTTTCCACACACCAACAGGTTCGTAGATACCGCTACTCATTAGTTCGTACTTCTCATGTTCCACTTGACCTACGTGGTCAGAGCCTTCGCACTCGGGGCAAGCGATGAACGGGTTGAACCGTTGCTTGTACCTGTCCCACGCAGCGGTGAACTCCGCTTCCTCTGTCTTATCGTACATTTCAGTTCTCCTTAGTTTGTGTATGGGTTTCCCCATACACTGTTGATTACATATCACACGCTCTTACGTGTACGGTCTTGCCAACATCGGCTTCCCAACCTGCGTGGTCGAGCGTTACCCACAAGGTAGGATGACCCCACTCACCGCAACCACCCCACAAGTGACCGTCAGTAAGAATAACGGTTGCTTCTGGTTTGATACGATGCTCTTTAAGATACGCTGGTACACACCTAACATCTGTACCACCGCCTCCTGCGGGCTTGGTAGATTTTATCATCATGTCCAACTCGTCACGCTCGTACTTCTCCGCACGAACAACAGTAGTGTCCCAATACAGTACATGCACACATTCTGGCTTGAGCGTTGAAAGTATATGACCACACTCGGTCAACATGACAGACTGTTCACGCTGTCCGATAGAACCAGACATATCCATAGCAAGACACACAGGCCCGATAGCGTTAGACATGAGACTTGGCATGTATACGCCAGCACTCAGGTAACGTTTGTTAGGACGCTTGAATGTCCCGAAGTCTTTACCTCGCACATGCGATGTAAAAAACTCTGCCATGTATTCTGTATAGTCAATCTGCGGCTGCAACAATTCAGTGATGTTACGATCTGCGCCGTTACCCATCTTACCCGCAGCCAACGCGCCAGACCGAACTGCCTCGTCAACTTCACGCGCAAGATCACGCTGCTCGTCAGGGGTCATGTCCTCGGCCCCATCCCAATCGTGATCGTCAAACGACGGGTCAGCATCTACTGGGTATGTACCGTCATATGGTTGATCGTTCTTAATGCTTCCGCCTGCATCATCATCGTCAGCATCGCCATCGCCTCGTATGGGTTTCCCCATACCACCGTCACCGTCACCATCTTCGGGGTCACGCTTTATCGGATCGGGCAGATCGTGGAACACCTGCCCACTGTCCCAGTTACGATACTTGACGTTGAAACAACCTGTGGTCAGCGCACCTGTCATGGTGATGAAACCCTCACCATCATCGGCATCAACCAACAGCACGTTGATAACGAAGTCACACGCCAAGTTAGCTTTCTTAGCGTTGATCTTGTGAATAGCAGCCCATGTAATGAGATGCCTAAACATCTTGTGACACACCTCATGTAGTATGAGAAACCGCAACTCGGCATCGGTGAGTGATGCAACGAACTTACGTCCGTACCACTCGTCACGTCCATTGGTACACGCTGTGGGATAACGCTCGTTATCATCGCTGACAATGCGTTTACCCATCATCAACATCCCTGCGTAGGCACACCACTTAGGGTGCGCCATGATAGAGACAACAGCTTTTTCTATGCGCTGCTCCTCGGTTAGTATTAGTCCAAACATTTTAGTATTCCTCTCCTAGTATGTGGCCTCTAGCCACGTTGATATCAGTCTCCCCTACACCACCGCATAAACGACAGTGAGGGTTGACCGTATGTGAAGCGGTGGGTCTGCACTCAGGACAGCGTATGTCCCGATCACTTTGTTCCCACCCCATCAAGTCTTGCGCGTAAACATTAAGGGCGGTCTTGTTGTATTCTGATCGACCCTTCATAAAGTTAGCCCTACGCTTCTTGTGCATCTTCCTCCTGTAGTCTGATTGTCTCATGCTACACCTTGTCACCGTGGAACATGTAGTTGTTAGCCACTGCCCATTCGGTGAACTTGCGGTTGGTCATAACCATCGCTTGCTTTGTGTACTTCGGTGCGCGAACACCATTGGCAAACATGCCTTGGGCTTCACGATCAAGACGCACAAGATAGTCCATCCAGTTATTGATCCACTCTTTCTCAATGACGGCCAACGTCCGAAACACGATCATACATTTAGCTGCTGCGCTTGTGGGTACGATAGCGTTTCTTGGATCGTTCTTTATGCTGTCCAAGGTTGGAAGCTGATCTGCCAACTTGAGATGCGTAGCCAAGTCCATAGCAGTACGCATACCAATCGTACCTATAAGTGACGCAGTAAATGTTTGATCGTCAATCAAGTGACGTATCTTCGCCAAGTCCGATGCAGCTTCAAGCGAACGTGGTGTGACGAAACCCTTACGGTACTCTTTCGGGTGAAAGATGTGTGGGTTATCTTCTGGGTTAGGAACATCGCGGAAGCTGTGGAACCACTGTGGGTTATCCTTGGCTGCGCTCAATACACCGTGGTCAATATCATTGTTGATACCCCACCCGATCCATTGGATGTTGTCCACTTCTTCAGTTCGATCCATGTCAGCGCGTTCATCTGATGCGCTTCAAGAAAGTCACCCAAGCCTTCAGCACCAAAGTTAGTGGTCGCGTAGATAATGCTATCTGGGTGTAGGTCGTAACTACCTAAGCGCCGCTCCAACCAGAACGCACGTAACGCTCGGGCCACACCGTCTAGGGCTTTACCAACCTCGTCAATGCAGATGATAACAGGGCCACCCAAGTGCAAGCCCAATTCTTCGTGAGGTACAAACCGAACAAACCCGT